CCGAATCCTGACGCGGGCCGATCTGGGCCGTAAGACCTGGGATTGCAACAAGTCGAAGCTCTATATCAGCTTCTCGAACGGCTCGCGGTGGTTCTTCAAGGGTGCCGACAACCCGGACAGCATCTACGGTGCCGACTACTTCAGCGCCGTCGTAGACGAGGCCAGCCGGTGCAAAGAGCAGGCGTGGCACGCGATTGTCTCGACGACGACAAAGACGGGCGGGCCGATCAGGGCCATCGGGAACATGGTGGGCCGTAAGGACTGGTTCTACCACCTGTGCAACAAGGCACGCGCGGGCGAGCCGGGGATGGGCTATTCGCTCATCACGTGGAAGGACGCGGTAGAGGCGGGCGTTCTCTCGCAGGAAACGGTGGACGAGCAGCGGAATCTGCTGCCCCCGATGGTGTTCCGGGCGCTTTACGAGTGCATCCCGTCTGAGGACGGATCAAACCCGTTCGGGCATCAGCAGATTGCGGCATGTATCAGGCCGATGAGCATTCTCCCGCCCGTGGTGTTCGGTATCGACCTTGCGAAGTCGCACGATTGGGCGGTGATTGTCGGGCTGGACGCTTGCAGGCAAGTCTGCCACTTTGAACGCTGGCAGGGTCCGTGGGAAATCACCGAGCAGCGAATCCTCGCGGCGGTTGGCGACAAGCCCGCACTGATCGACTCGTCTGGCGTCGGCGATCCAATCGTTGAACGCCTCGCACGCAAGGCACCGCAGATTCAGGGCTACAAGACCGGCGTTCACGACAGCAAGACGGCCCTGATTCACGGGCTGATTATGTCGGTTCAGCAGGGCAAGGTTTATTTCCCCGACGATTCGCCCGAGTGCCCCATCCGATCCGAGATGGAGAGTTACGAGTACAGCCTGACAGCGACGGGCAAGATTTCGTACTCCGCACCGCAAGGCTCGCACGACGACTGCGTGATCGGGCTTGGGCTGGCGGATATGCAGTTCGACCGGATCGGAGCGTCGGAAGTGTTCGCCGAACTCGTGGGCGGGAAGGCCGAAGATAACCACGGCAACGACGACCACATGTGGAAGAGCGTTGACGACGGCTGGCGGTAAGGACTCAACCCGAATGTTCGACTGGCTCTTGAAACGCACCCCGAAGAAGCCTTCGGAGGGCACCGGCGCGGACATGTTCGCCGATGCGTACACGCGCCCGGGCGAGACTGCCGATCGGTGGACGGTCGCGGCGCGTGCCGACATGCTGGTCGCTCGCCTCTCGGGCGCGTTCGACATCGCGATCAACGGCAACGCGACGGATGCCGCTGCAACAAAGATGCGGCTGTACGAGCGGACGACCAAGAGCAACGCCAAGCGTGTCACCGGAAAGCGACTGGACTTCCTCCGTGGCAAGCTCGATCACAGGCCCGACGCGAAGACCGTTTCGTTCGTCGAAGACGCCGGCGAACTCGTGGAGATCACCGACGGCCCGGTTATCGACTTCCTGCATCAGCCGAACCCTTGGATGACCGGCGCGGAATGGTCGTTCCTTCGGTTCAAGGCTCGCGAAGCAACCGGAAACGCCTACTCGTGGTTTTACGGCAACGGGGAGATCGTGGAGGCATACTTCCTCGCCCCGCAGTGTGTTCGCATTGTGGCCGAGGACGGCAACCCGATCGCGCTGTATCGGTTCTCGCGGAACATGACCGACTGGCTGGAAATGCAGCCGGAGCAGGTCTTCCACACGAAACTGCGCCCGTCATTGCAGGATTTCCGGCTCGGAGATACTTGGGTGCATGGCATCCTGAAGCATTTGGACGCGCAGGAGGCGGCACTTGATTCGGAGTTGGCACGCCAACGGAACATGCAACGGCCAGACTACGCGGCGGTTGTGAAGGGAAACAGCACGCCCGATCAGAGGAACGAGATTCGCAAGGTGCTGCGGAACGACTTTCGTGGTCCGGCGCAGGCGGGCAAGGCCGCGGGTCTCGGTGGCGACATCGAAATCATCCCGCTCGGGTGGGCACCGAAGGATCTCGAGAATCAGGAACTGTTCCGCTACATCGACCAGATCATCGACCGTGCGGCGGGCAGGCCCGAGAGCCTTTCCAAACTGAACGACGCGAGCCGGGCGAACGCGGGCACGGGGCTGATTCAGTACATGCGCAACACGATTCAGCCCCGCCAGTCGAAAGACGCGGTGGAGTTGACGGACTTCCTGTTGCCGATCTTCGGGCTTGAGCCTGGTCGGTACTTCTTTGCCTACGACAACTGTGTTCCCGAAGACGAGGCGGCAAAGACCACGCTTCGGATTCAGAAGGCTGCGGCGGGGCTGATTACTTGGGATGAGGCGCGGGCCGAGGACGGCATGGAGCCGTACGCCAAAGGGCTTGGCGACGTTCCCCGCGTGAATGGTGTTCCGGCACAGACGCAGCAGCAACTCGACGAACAGCGGCAGGCGCAGGCGGATGCGCTGTACCAGTCTGCTATGGGCCGAGTGGGAGGCGACAAGCCAGAAGACAAAGAAGAGCCGAAAGACGCTGAAGACGAGGTGGCGAAAGCATCGAAGACGCTTGCGGTTGCACTGCTCACCCCAAAGGCCCATACGGGCAAGGGGGTGTCCCTGATTCGCGGGAAGGACTTTCGTTTGCCCCGAGAACTTGAGCGACAACTCGACGGCTTGAGTTACGACGTACAGAACTGGCTTCGCGGTATCGCGGCACGCGCTCCCATGCGTGAGGATGGCACGGTTGACCTATCTGAGTTCAAGGTGTCCATGCGAAGGGCGTTGGATTCCCGGCTGTACGAGGTGCTGCAACAAGGCGGGGTTGACGCGCTGAGTCAGGCCGGGAGCAGCCGAACACTCGCGAGCAATAACGAGGCACTTCGAGAGTATTTCGACACCTACACGTTTCAGACGGCGGAAGCGATCACTGAGACGACGAGAACGCAGATTGAGGGTGCTATTTCTCGCATGGTGCAAGAGGGTGTCAGCCTGAACGATTCGATTCGAGCCATTCGTGAAGCTCTTCCTGATACATCGAGGGCGCGTGCGGACATGATCGCGCGTTCGGAGTCGGCCCGCGCGTATGGCGTTGGCAACATGGCGGGCTGGACGAAGGCGGGGATGGGCTGGAAAGAATGGCTGTTGTCGTCCGATCCATGCCCGCAATGTACTGACCTTGTGACCGATCTGAGCGCATCAAGCGCCCTCGATTCAAGTTTGCCAGAACGGCTGCGTGGTCGTCCGGTCGTTTCGATTGACGAGCCTTTCACCACAACCGATTACGGCCCGGTCTACACGCAGCCCTTGCACCCGTCCTGCCGCTGCGGTACTGCGGCGGTGAACGACATTACCGAAATGACAGAGGACGAAGCTGAAGCCGAAGTGAACCGCATGATGAACGAGATGCGGCAGAACTTCGGGCGCGTGTCCGCTTCGATCAACTGACCCGAGAACGACATGGCAACGAACCTACGGCAATTCGACGCGCGCCCGCTGGTGGAGCGGATCAAGGCACGGCACGGGCTGAGCGCCGACGCGAAGGTTGGACTCTTTGGCTGCTTCGACACGAAGGCCGCGATGGACACCGAGCGCGGCAACAACGACGTTGTTGCGATGGCATCGACGGACGGGATCGACCTTGATGAAGAGGTTGTATTGCCCGAGGGTGGCGATCTTTCGTACGTCACCACGAACCGGAAACTGTTCGTCGATCACTGCTACGACATTGAGTACGCGGTGGCGTCTCTGCGGTCCATTACGGCGGTGAAGTCAGGCGGGAAGCAGCGCGGCTGGTCGATCCGATCGCGTCTGCTTCAGGGCGACATTCACAAGGCCGCGCGGATCGTCGAAAGCATCTGCCAACAGGACGGAATCGGCATGTCGATCGGCTTCATTGCCGACGACGCGGGAAGGCCGGACGCGACAGAGGCAAAGGCGTATCCGGGCGCGAAGTCGATCGTTCGCAAATGGAAGATGCTTGAGATTTCGTTCACCTGTCTTCCGTGCAACGTGAGTTGTCAGACGATGGCCGGAACACAGGACGGGAGCAAGTCCGCCAAGCTTCGCGAGAGCTTCCCGATCGCGGCGACGATTTTCGATCTTCCCCTCCCTGTTCTTGAGTTCACTGTTTAGGCCGCGCGTGTAGCGCGGTGTTCTGACCCGAGTTCCCAACGACATATCGCCTGACCCTGACGGCCCCAGCCCGATGCGGTTCTCGCGTGAGTCCGGTGGAGCGAACGGCACTTGTCCATTCGCAACAAACGGAGTTCACACGATGAATCGCAAGCATTTGCTCGCGGCGCTGCGCGCCAAGGGCTACAAGGGCAAGGTTGACCTTGCCGAAATCAAGGCGTTCCTTCTCGACGAGGGCGGAGACGCCGAAACGATCAAGCTGAACGGCACGGAAGTGAAGGTTGCCGAAATCTTCGCGAAGGCCGCGACGTTTGAGGCTGACGTTGAGACGGCGGAAACCGAAACGGTCGAGACTTCCGAAACGACCGAGACGGAAACCGTCGAACTCGAAACCAAGAAGGCCGAACCAAAGGGCAAGCGCGGTGATGGCTGGAAGGCGAGTGGGCTGCACAGCCAGTTCGCAATCAGCACCGGCAGGCAGTCGATGGACACGAAGCGGTACGAAACCCGCATCGCGATCAAGGCTTCAAACCCGTACGACCGCAGAGCGGCCATCTTCGACGATGCCGAGTCTGCGCAGGCGTTCGGAAGCTGGGCGCGTGTGACCCTTGCTCGTTCAAAGAACGAGGAACACAAGCGTTTCGGCGAAGACATGGACACCCTCAAACGCTGGGGCCAGAAGACCGGCGTTACCTACAGCAACACCGCTGGCGGCGCGACCGTTCCGCAGGAGTTCATGGCAAGCCTGATCTGGCGCACCGAGCAGTACGGTGCGGCCCGCAAGGTTGCCAACGTTGTTCGCATGAGCCGCGACAACATGACCGTTCCTCGCAAGACCGGCATCATTTCGATGTCGTTCACGCAGGAAGCGTCGGCCCCGACCGCGCAGGACAACTCATACGACAGCGTGGAGTTGACGGCTCGCAAGGCGATGGCGCTTGTGCAGGTGTCGAACGAATGGCTGGAAGATTCGGCGATCAACGTTGCCGACGACTACGCCAATTCGTTTGCAGAGGCACAGGCGATCACCGAAGACCAGTGTTTGTTCCTCGGCGACGGTTCCGCGACCTACGGCGGGTTCCGAGGCTTGAACGTCGCTCTGCCCGGTGGTTCGACCGCAACGTCGGCGGCTTCGGGCGCATACCTGACGGCGGCTGCGTGGTCCGCATACACGCTTGGCACCTTCAACGTCGGCATGGGGTCGGTGCAGAACGTCAAGAACAGCCGCTGTGTGTTCGTCGGCTCTCGCCAGTTCTACCACCAAGTCTGCGTGCGTCTCGACAAGCAGGCGACGCAGTTCAAGGACGCTGGCGCTTCGGCTGTCGCCGGATTCAACGGCGCAGATGCATCGTTCCTTGGATTCCCCTACATCTTTTCGCAGGTCATGCCAACGGCATCGTCTTCAAACGCTCGCTCGTGCTACTTCGGCGACATTTCGAGCATTGCCATGTTGGGCGATCGCCGCGATCTTCGCGTCGAAGTTTCGAGGGATCGCTACTTCGACTCGGACAGCACCGGCATTCGCGCAACGGCACGAATTGCGGTAAACGTCCACGGCGACGGTCGCGATTCAACGGTCGGCCCGGTGGCCTGCTTCCTCGGTTCGTAATTCACACACGCACAAACGGCGGGCGCGGTTACTCCAACCCCGCTTTGGAGTTATTTCCATGATTCATGCTCAGAACGAAAAGTTCGTCCTGGCGAAGGTTCCGGCCTCCGTCGCAACGAACGCGACCGCTTCCTCGGACGCGATCGACACTCTCGGATGGCACAACGCGATCGTTCGTATCGCGGGCCAGAAGGTCAGC